TTGAAAATCTATAATTATTGTATGCTGGCTGCGTCGCATCGTAATAAATGTCATTAATTGCGGTTTGCAGAACGCTCAACACATTTGGTGTTGAAGTGTTAACGTATTTGTAACACAAATAATTAGTTGCTAAATCTTGAGCAAAAACAAAAACAAAATAATTGCCAATCAAATGAACACTAGCTCCAGGCGATGGGGCTTGAGCATACAACGTTTGATTGTTAACAATTATAGTTCCTGTCGTACCATCAACAATTGAATAGTTAGCACCGCCAGATTGTTCATCAAAATAAACAAAAGCTTGTAAACCTGTTACTGGATCAATTGCGCAATCAGGATTATTTTGTGCATAAGTATTTCGTACTACGCTTTGAGTTGTCAGAGTAATGGGTTTGTAAATACTGCGCGTTACTTGTTTGTTATCTTCTGGTGAATAGCTGTAAACAGTTGAGCCATCTAATTCAATAAGCTCATTTTTGTAAGATGCAATTCCATAACCTGATGTAACAGTTCCGCCACCTAAAATATTGTTTGTAATGCCTTGAAAGCCATCACGCTTTTTAATTTGCTTAGGACTTATAAAAGAAGCGTTGTTTAAATAAACCATTGTGCCCGGAACAAGTTGTTTCGGGTCTGTTTTCGTATCAATGCCTTGCTCGAATGATATCGAAATGTTTTGCGTATCGACGGGCATTTAATACCTCAAAAAACGTAAAGATTGATTGTGGCTCCAGCACTGGCAACAAGAATCAATGTTAAATTCTGCGACGGATTTGTTGCTTGGCTGTCATAAAACGAAGCGGCCGATCCTTGGCCAACTACAATCCATCCCTGGAGTTTGCGACCTAATCCATGATTGATCACGTTTGTTCCGGATGTCAGAGCAATTGATGTTAACAATTGCCCTTGCGTTAATGGGTTGTTAACTACTGGATCAACCGCTTGCTTTATGTTTTGTTGCAATTGGTTAATTGTTCTGTCTGGTGTTTGAACAAGACCAATTGCCATTTAATACCCCTGACCAATATCCCAACCAGAACCGTCATCACTCCAAGCGAAATTACGCATTCTAGAATCACTTACGCGCTCAGGATCACTTGCGTTGCGATTTTCAGCAGCGGATTCAATACGAGTGAGCAGCGCTTGCTTTTCGGCAAGCAAAAATGAAGTATCTGATTCTTCTTTCAGCAAGATTTTGCGAGCAGCATCAACAATGATGTACTCTTCCCAACCGCTTACGCCATCGACAATTTGATTATCTTGCACAAGCTTAACGGGGCGTGGAGCATACCACATGCGAAGTGTTTGGCCTGCCGTACTAATCGGAACAATATGAAGATAATTTCCATCAATACGATATCGCAGATTAGTAATACCATAAAAAGTATAGACGTTCGGATAGTTCCATAAGTTTTGCTGAATGCGCTGAAATGTTCGAAGCGTAATCCACGAATTGTTATCTTGTGGATTCAATGCAACTTCAACGAGCAAGTTTTTATAGAAATCTGGTGGAAGCGGATAAAGGACACTGGACCCATCCGTGGTCCAGGTATAGGTACTGGCTACGTAATAATCATCACCATACTTTTGAATCAAAATATCGTAAAGCTCTTTATAGCTTGCGTTGATATAGTTATTCAATTCAACATCGGTCACAAATTGCGAATTCACACGGTCAGCTCTTTGTCGAGCAAGCGTGCGAACATAATTTAAAGTTACTTTTCCGATCGGAGCCGGAATAATACTTTGAGGCGTACAATAAGCACTTGTTCCGGAACCATTTGCGGCAGCAACTTGATACCAATATTGCGTTCCTGTAGTGATAGTTGAATCACTATAAACAGTCGCAAGCGGTGATCCGCTTATAGTCGCAATGGTTGCATAAGTAACATTATCTTGTGATCGCTGAACAATATACGAAGTCGCTCCAGACATTTGATCCCAACTCAAATAGCTGTATGAATCGCCTGCCTGGAGCGTAAAGTTCGTCGGCGTACTTGGTGCCGGCATGGATTATTCCTCTTCGTGAGGAGCCTCTTCATGCGGTGATGCTTCATAAATATCCATGAAGTTAACCATCGCGCGCATAAGAGCCTCGGGTGATTTTTCATGAATAGCTGCAAGCATATCTTGGGCTGCAACGTGGCACTTATCAATCATGCCACCTTCATCTTTCATGACCTCGGGTTTGATGGGTGCCATTTCAGCAATCACTTCGCCTTTGCCATCGCGTCGGCGTTTCATGATTGTTTGCATCATCTTCTTTTTATCCCACATGGCCATGCTCATATTACTCACCTTGTACTTGAATTGACGAGTTACTCAAAACAAAAGTCAATCCAATCACAGAACCGTTTGCAGGGGCTGTTACAACAGGAGTCGTTACCGATGAGCTTGTTGGCGACATACAAGCCAAAATCATATAAGAACCCGCTGTACTACCTGCAGTAATTGGAGCAGAACTAGTCAAAGTCAGATTGGGATCACCAACTACTTCAATTGAACCGATTCCTGATCCTGCTGATTTCATGGCTTGCACAACACCAGTTCCGCTGCCGGTTGTAGCGCTTGCTACAAACGAAGCGCCTACGGCGGGAGTAATACCGATTGGCAATCCGACTGCCTGCCACTGAGCAAGAGTTGTAGTACCCAAACTTGTAATAATATAAACACCGCCCACGACCATCGATCCACTTACCAAAGTGATGTTTGATCCAGACGCCGGGGCTACTGCGCCAACGTAACCGCCATAATACCGATTATAATTATCTTGGAATTGTACATAAATATATCCAGCAGCTGGATTAGGATTTCCCACGGCAGGAGTTGCAGATGTTTTCATGTATACGTTTGCGATGCCAGGACCTTTCAAGCTGCGAATTCCAAGACCATTGCCGTTTGTTGAATCGACAATAAAATTGCAATCCAGTTGGATAGGTCGTGAGTGCAAAGTGTTGTAAAATTGTGTGAAACGACGATTTGCCATTACGAATTCCTCTAAGGTTAAGGTTATGTCGGACTGGTTCCCCAACCGCCGACAAAGCGTCCCCTGATAACGGACAGGGGACAAAACCGTTTTCTTAATTAGAACTGTTGAACTTGGACTTGAATTGCGCCGTTGTGACCAGGCAATTTGGTATACATGTTCATGTATCCGCCCACTCGCAACTCAGCAGCATCCACGCCAGGAACACGAAGAATTTCAATTTCGTCCATGTACTTGAGGATGTGAGGCGCTGAATTCTGCGACCGCATGACCCAAGAATCCATTTCGAGTGCATAGATGACCCCGTCTGGGCAGCTACGATCCGGGAAGATGCTCATAACAGTATTTGCACCGTTTACTTGAACACCTCGGAAGCCGATTTCGCCGATCTTTTCATCAACATAAACAACTTTTGAACCGAGCGAAGTAATGAGTGCAGTATAAGTTGCATACGAGCAAATGCCAGTATCAACGCGACCGCCTTGCATTGCAATTTGTCCAGTACCTTGCAACAAAGCTTCTTCAAAGCTCAAAGCTGTTCCGTTAAACTGGGTGCCGGACAAACGTTGAACATCCACCGATCTGTTAACACCGAAAAAGCTATCAGAGCTAGACGGAGCCGAAAGCGGCAGCCATGCAGCAAAACCAGCAAGTTTCAACAAGCTATTAGTAGTAGTTGAGGTTGGTGGTTGGAAGTTATTGTTAGAAGTTGTCGGCAAATCGCCTTGAACTGCGAGCCAATAACCAGTCAGCCAATCAACTGCAATGTTAGTTGCGCAAGTTACGTTGAATGTACCAGCCGAACGGTTAACAGCGGTTACAGTTGCAACGTCAGTCGGCGCAGTACCCGAACCATCTTGGTTTTGAACTGCAAGCAATACTTGACCAACTTCGAAGAGTGAAGCGTCATCAACGATTTGCAAAGTAACGAGGTAGTTTGTGCCAGCTACGTTTGCAACCGAAGCGATTTGGGCGAGTGTACCGGCTCCGTTACGGAACATTGCCGAAGCAATTCGGTTTACAGCAGTCTGCCAAGCGGCATCAATCATCAACTCAGCGCCGTCGATGAATGCGCCTGGATCTGTTTGAGCGGCTGCCAACAATTGGCCGTCGATTGTTGCAAGCGAAAAGTCACTCACGCGAGTGATCAAGAACTCAGCAACTTGCGGCGAGGATTGATTGCTGTATGCGTTTGCAAAGGTAGCAGAAGCACCTTGAGTCAAACCATAAACAACAGGGTTAGGAAAGTATTTACCAGGAAACTTTTCTTCTTTTTTGATCATCGCCAGTGCAGGGTTGTCTTTGTAGGTCAGCCACTGGACTTTTTGATCGTCATACAATTCTTTTAAAATACCCGCTACAGAGGATTGCGTAATTGGTGAAGCCATAAATACTCCTTAATTTGTTAATCTAAATTCTTTCAAGAGTCTTTATTGGCCAAAACGTCTGGATAGCCGGGCAAATGTCTAATTGACGACTCACATTAATTGTGGAAAAACGGCAATAGGTGCTATTCAAGATGTACTTATGACGTTGCTGTTATCCGCTGGCCCCGTCGGAGCAATTACGGGGCAAATCCCTCGAATGAAAAATGGCAAATATGAATTAATTTTGGCTCCTGAATATTTTTTCTGTTCAACTAAATGCATAGATTAAAAGGTTATTTGCGCTGAGGAGTGGCCGAGTTTGGTATTAGGCACTTCCCTGTGGGGGAAGACTACGCACGTTCGATCCGTGCCTCCTCAGCGGAAATAATCGTTACATTTCACCATTCATTAAAGCTTTGATGAGTCGTTCTTTCTTTTCCGATTGGGTTTCACGTCTGTTAATGATTCCTGCTGTGGTAGCTGTGGCGGCGTTTGTAAGAGTCTTTGATTTTGATTGAGGCTGTGTTGTTGTCGTTTTTGTTGTTTGATTTGCGATGGGCTCTGCGATTTGTTCCTGTTTTGTTTGGAACTTTTTAAGTTGTTGTAACGCTCGCGCTTCGTTTTCATAAAACTCCTCAGTCATTGCCAAAGCTTCATCAACGCTTAAGAGTTCATTAAATTGTTTCAAATTTTCTAAGATAATTTCATAAGCTTGTTCTTGCGCTTCAACACCGCGAAACGAACAAATTTCGAACTGCTCAGCTTTTTGCGAAATTGTGTTAGCGATGTCTGATTTCAATCGCATGATCAATTGTTGATTGCGTGATTGCTCAGCTTTAACCTTTTCCTGTTCCAATTCTTCGCGCAATTTTCTAGTTTCTTCGGTTGCAATCTTGCGAGCTTCCTCAATTGGATCAACTTGTTTGTTTGATGTTTCAGCAATAATGTTAACGATATCTTCATCAGACCAACCGATCATTCGCAATGCTTTGATCTTATCAGTCTTGGCAATTTCATCAAACTCACGACCTTTTTGAAGATATTGATCAGCTTGTTGTTTTTCCTTAAGCCATGATTCACGCTCAGCTTTTAAAGCTTCACGCTCACGTTGCAACTGTGCCTCTTTTTTTGCGAAAATTGCTAGTCTAGTTGATTGCATTTCATCTGTTGGCGGTTTTGCTACAACATCAGATGCAATTTCAGTTGGTTGTGTTGATGCTAATTGTTCAGCAGTCACAGCAGGAATTTCGCCCGTCACTAAACTGCCAGAAGTGGCATTTGATGCCTCACCTGTTAACATCGTCATTGCTTCTGCTTTACCCATTATACACCCACCAATCCTGATTGAATGTTTCCGTGTTTAACTTTGCCACCGCCCCAAACTGTCGGGCGTTTTGTTTCTTCAATAATAAAGTGATGCTCGATTCCATGTTGATCTTTCCACCACATTTCATGTTTGTGTTGAAGATCATAAAATCGATGCATCCACTCAAAGTCTTCTGAATGTTCTTTGCGAAGTTCATTAAGCTTATGCTCAACGCCATGAACAATAGGTTCTTGTTTTACCCATTGCAGGCCATTCGGAAAGTTAACAAAGTAAGTAAAGAACAACATTTTAGGTCGTTCTTGTTTGCCTACTGGTTTCCAAACTTTTCGTTCCCTATTCATTGTGGAACTCCCTGCAAACCTGGGACATTTGGTATTAATCCACTTTGAGGCATAGGCATTGGTGATGCTTGCGGAGCACCTGCTGCTGCAATAGGTGGCGGGGGCGGCATTGTAAGTCCAAGCTCATCATCCACATAGCTCATCCAAGTGCGAAGCTCATTCAAATACTTTTCTGGACAATTGTGAAGCTTAGCAAAGTTCATATATTGCAAACCGATCTGTTTGCACAATTGCAAATCCCATTCGGCATCAGGTCTGCAATCTTTTGCTTTAACGTCGTGATACAAAATATCCTCAATCGTTTTATCAATGAGTTCCTCGGCTGCGTTGAATAGATTATCCGACATTTCAACATCGGGCATTCGGAGCAATCGTCGGCCAGCTCGCGGGCTGATCAATCCTGCCTGCATATATTCTTGCACTTGCTCGAGTTTCGCCGCAGGTTCCTCAGGTAATGACGAAGTCGGATAGGCTTTAAGCCAATACTCTTCTTTAGTCAGATCAATGTCTTTCCAATCAATCATTTCAGTGAACGAAACACCTGGCCATGTGACTTTATAAGTGCCCTTGTCTTTATAAATGTCTTGCACGCAATCAATCATTTGATGGGCAAGATCAAGTGCGAACTTTTCAACACGCTTGCCTTTAAACAATTGGCGATCATCGGATATCTGATCATAAGCACGAAGTGCTGCACCTGAGTTGATGCCTTGAGGCTTTAAATTCGACGCTGATAATTGGCTCACGCCTTCTTGCTGATAAGCTTTTGCAATCAATGAATCAACATAAGCATAACTATCAGGCTGAATCTTCGGTGGTGTGACATACTGCGGAGGCGTGCCTTGGTAATGAATGATCGCACCGACTTCGTTGTTCAAATGCTGGCTGACCACCTTTGAACCGTTTTCAACCAAGATCTTAAATGAACCGCCAAGATAATGGCTTCGATCAATCAAAATCATTTCGCGATTGATGGCGCCTTGAAGTTTTTCAAGTCGCTCGCACGCTCCGATTCCCCAGTAACCAAATTTGCGTTTTTCGTATCTTAGATGAACAAATGGAAACGTTTTTTTGTCAAAACGTTCCTTAAATAACAAGTCATTTTCTAAACAGATTGTATGCAATCCATCTTCGCTATCTGGACCTGATGGCAAATGCCAGCTTTCAACAACCTTCACAAGATCAGCCGCTGTACCGATGCCACCAATTTCCTGAGCATTTGCAGGCGATGCATCGTCAATCATCTTAAGCTTTTCTTCATCATCTTCAAACATTGCTGCCAAAATGTCGCGATCAACAAGCTTTACTCGATGAAGCTGACGAGGATTGTTGACCATGGTTTCAACAGGATCAACAACAAGCTCATGAGGCACCACGCGCTCAACACCTACGCGATCATCATTAGTGCGATAGACATGAAGTAAACCATCGCCCCATGTAGCCGCATCATTAAATGCTTCAACAATTTTAATATGCGCTTCGTTTTCATAAAAACATCCTTCGACAAACTTCGATAGGTTTTCAGCTTGTTTTTGCTTTTTCCAAAACCCTCCGCTTGTGATGAATGTTGGCGTCACTTCATTGCGTGCAATGTGAGCTGTAAGTGTGTCAATTACTGAGGCGCAAACATTGAAGCTGATTCGTTGAGTGGCTTGGCTTGGGTTACTCGCAGCCATTCGACTGAAAGATGCACCAAGAGCACTGTAAGCAAGACTATTACCGTATAACCGAGTGGAAGCAATAAGCCGTTGTTGTCGTTGTGTATCATGTCGATGGATGTAGTTAAGCGTTCCGGCAATTTGATATGGGATATCTTTATCATCGGCTTTCCACCAATTAAATTTTCTAAGTTCGCTAAACTCTTTTTTAGGTTCGCGAGTTACTTTGCCATTGATTGACTGGGTCATTTTTGATTTTTCAATCATCATTGCCGTCTACCTCTTCTTGAAGTTGAGCCAATTCTTGACGTTTCTTTTTCATGTCTTGCAGTTCATCAAAATATGGCGTTGACCAATAAAGGATTTCCTCATCACTATATCCTAGACTATCGTCTTCTTTTAAAAGTTCATCATCAGTCAAACCTGAGGAAGCCATTTCAATATCAGGTTCCATTGGCACAACGAGTTTTACGCCATCGACTTCGATCATTTGAAGTCCGTTGTCTTTTGCAAATTGTAATGCAGCTTGAAGCTTTTCACGATCAATCATGCTCGCCTCTTGTTAATGTAATGCTGTAAAGGGTTTTCATCATCCATTTCAAGACCTGCCACTGCCCAAAAGTCTTGCTCGGATTCTTCGGCTTTTTGCTTTTGAATTTGTCGTTCAAGACCTTCGTCCATAAGTTTCACTTGCAGCTTCATCCACTCTTCAGATCTTGGTTGAATCTTTTTTGGCAATTGAGCCGTGAGTAGTGGTCTAGACATAAGAGCATATCGGACCATATCGTAATCATCATCGCCTGTATCGATGTTGCCCTCAGTTGCGTCAACTTTGAGCACGTCTTCAACTCGATCTGGGTCATGCTGCATGCGAGCAAGCGTTTCATAAACCTGAATGCAGTTGTCGAAAATAAAGAACTTTGGTTGCGTGCGACCATTCGCTAAGTCTTGCCAAGCCAAATAGTTTCGCAATTGCGAAGCGCCCTGGACTCGATCAATGTTGGCTTTTTTGATAATAATATTGTGATTAAGGAATTCTTCTGCAATCGTTGGAGGTGTACCACCGCTAACTACACTCTTCTTTGCCCAACAATCCCACCCTGCCACGATCGGGCTTAGCATCGTGGTGTCATCAAACTTATTCAACTCGGCTGCGAATTGATCGACTCGCAGTCCCGCCTTTTTGAAGTGGCGGTATAAGTAGACATTACCGTCCTCGTCGACCGCGAACCATCCGAATGAAGCTGGGTGATTGAAACCAAAGTCATAGGCGCCGAAACGGTTCCAATGCGGTGGAATAGCGAAAGGCTTAACGACATGCACTTCACGCCTAAGCTCAGTAAAATATTGGCCAGCAAAGATATCCCAGTCGCCATAGCGATATGCCTTTCTGAGTGCCTCGTTAGGTTCAGTATTAAGGCGATGCACATAATCCGGATCGTTTTCAAGCAACGCTTTGTTATCGTCCACAAGCGCTTGAATGAAGTTATAGTCTTGCGGCCGCTCGCGCTCATTAAACCTCTTTTCGACGAAGATTCGTTTAAGCCATGCATGGCCAATGCCGCCCGGGTTACCAGTTAAGATCGTGCGAGCTTTGATGCCAGGCTTTGATGAACGGTTAGAGCCTTGAAGCTTGCGAAACATCTGCTCTGTCCATTGCCCAGCCTCATCGATCGCAAGATCATGGAATTCCCGACCTTGGTATAGATCAACATCTGTTTCATTTTGACAGTGACAGAATTGAAGTGTTGAGCCGTTGGGCAAAGTCAGAAGCTTCTTCGATTCGTTGTAATACTCTTTTAAAGCCGGAAACTCTTCGAACAACGGGCGAATGTGGTTGCCCTCGAGCTCTGGATAGGTTCGACGAAAGATTGCGCCGTGCGAGCCTGGATGAGCAAAGCGGCGATAGATCATGATGAGTCTTAAGCCTTTAGATTTACCGCCGCCCTTCGCTCCGCCATAAAAGGTTACGGGCCAATCAGCAATCGACTGCAAGAATTCCTTTTGCTTAGGCTGAAGATAAATCTTGAGCTCAGTCACTTGCTATCGATTTCCTTTGGTTTTGCGATGTAGTTATCGATAACAATCTTAAAGCCAGAATTTTCGTTTGCACTTAAATCAACGCTCTTCGGCACTGGGCCGATAAGTCGATCAAGAATGAACCCTAATCTTTTTTCATCACCACGATTCACAGCAGCCGCAATGATCTTTAAAACCATTAGTTCAATAGTTGGCGTGCCTTTCGACTCAAGCCGATTCTTTAATTCTTCGGCTGTCAGATGAATTCCCATGTTCAAAATACGTTCAAATTCTGTTTTATTTAAAGCTCGCGCTTCACGCAAATCCTCTGGTAATCTAGGCCTTCCATTTGGATTGCCTGACCTACCAGGTTCAAAATCTTTTCCGCCGGTTTTATTACCTTTTGCCATCGCTGTTTCTTCGCTGTTATGCGTTAATTAATTCTGCCTTTTGGCCAGTATATTTTTCCCAACGAGCGACAATTACGTCGCAGTAATAAGGATCGAGTTCCATCATAAAGCATTTTCGATTGGTTTTTTCGCAGGCAATGAGGGTTGAACCTGATCCGCCAAATAGGTCAAGAATGTTCTTAGCTTCTTTGTTGGTTACTTCAATAGCCCATGAAGATAATTCTACTGGTTTTTGTGTTGGGTGAATTCTTTTTCCCGATTCACCTTGCTTAATCATTCCGCGCCACATTTGCTTATGAATTCTGGCTGGTTTTGAAAGATTGGTCCAAGCCAGTTCACAATCAGCAAAATTATTTGAGTTTGTATCACCAAGCTTATCCCAAACTAACCAACCAGAGGTCGGAGGACAAAATTCTGAGTAGTAATTTCCGCCCCATAAAACAATGACAGGAATATTCATTCCAATAGCTAAATTATAAACGTCTTTGGCGGTATTAATGGTATCATCACCTATAATTTCCGAATATCGACCCGGCCTCACAATGCCACCACCACCAATCGTACCGTTTTTAACTGCTTTAACTCCATAAGGAGGATCAGTTAAAAGCATATCTGCAGATTGAAGAAACATTAATTTATCTACATCAATAATGCTCGTCGAATCACCACACATCAGCCGATGACGACCAAGTTGATAAATATCACCAAGCTTTGTTTTGGGCTCAACATGCTCTGGTACTTCATCTTCATCAGATTGAGCTTCGAACTTTTCAGCGGGCTCAAGGACAAAGTCTTTAATACCAAGCAAATCAATATTAAAGTCCGGTCCTAGATCAGGGACATCTGTGTTGATACCTGACAAATCAAGCTCAGCCCACGATGCGATGGCATTATCACTGACTTGAGCTGCATATTCTTGCTCTTCGCTTTCAAACTCTTGCACCATGATTGGAACTTCTTTGAGCTTGAGCTTTTTTGCAGCTTCATAACGACCATGACCCGCAACTACTAATCCAGTCCTTGAAGAAATAATCAAAGGGTTGCGAAATCCTTGATATTTTATGATTTCAGCTAACCGTTCGATTTGTTCTTTTGGATGTTTGTTTCGATTCTTAGGATTGAGTTTCACATCCTTAATCGAAACGATTTGAATTTCGTTTGCTTTAATCATGGTCGCGTTCATCAAAAGAACTCCACGCCACGAATATTTGAATCAGGTACCCATACGATGCGGTTAGTTTTCTTGGAAATTGCTAAACAACCTTTGCCATAAAAATATCGTAGTTCATTACCTGAACGAGTATTTAAACTCAGTAACGAACCGAGCAAATCCACCCCTATCCCGAGTTGCACTGTTTTAGCTTTAATCCAATCGGGCCAATCCAAATATGCTTGTGTCACTTCTGCAGCAGTCATTGGTGTTACTTCTTTAACTGGTCGACCGGGGCCACGCTTCATGATTTCCATTGTGAGCCTTTCCTCATAAGTAAAAAGGGGTTGTAAGTAAGGTTAGGATACTTTTCCGTGATCTTTTTTGAGCACGAAGTCTTAAGACTGAATTGAAATGAATCAGCTTGTGGGAACACGCTAAGGATAAGATCGCGTGCTATGTGCAAACGTCTAAAAGCGAGCTTTGTAAATGCGTAATGAACGATGCCTGGTTCATAAATAAGATAACCAAAGATAACGTCTGGTTCTTCTTTATCGCAGGCGATTAAGACTTCGGCTTGTTCGAGGAGGTAATCGATTGTTTTAGCGAATTCGGCAAAGAATAGAGTTGTTGGAACTGATTTGCCGAGCTTTGAGTCTTTATGCATCGATTTCAAAAAGGTTGAGTGAATGAAATTGAAATCGGATGCTTTGGGTTGTCGTATTTGAAATTCGGTTGTCATATCTTGTGACCTTCAAAGCTTAATGCTTGGGCTCACTGATATGGAAAACCGGCAAGAGGTCTAGTCCTGCATACGTTTGATTGCTGCGATTAGACCTTTGTATCGAGTAATGACATTGCGAACGTGACGATCGCTTGCATGAACTTCTTGAACGATAAGATTAAGCCTTTGGCCTTGTGAATATAACTCGAGCACTTTGCGCTCGAAGGGCGGGATGTCTGGATAATTAGTCAGCAAATGATCGAGTAAAAGAAAAAATTCGCGAATGCGGATTTGGTTTTGATAGGCTTGAGTGCGGATGTCGTGACGCTTTAAATTGCCTTTACGGTCTTCAATATCTTTAAAGCCTTCTTGAGCTAGCTTTTTATCCCACTCGTCTTGCAACTTGATGAATTCCTGTTTCTTGGTGAATTTCATTTTCTGTCAGCCTATCTATTGTTGATTTATAAGCAACTCCAACCATTCGGGTTCATCAAAAATCAATAAGAAATTGCCCATTGTTTGGGCAAACATTTCTTGTTCGCGATTGTTCATGTAATCACTTAAGCCTGATTGATAAGCAAAAGCATGTCCGAGTTCGTGTCTTAGTACTCGCCATAGTTGTTCTTTGTTTTGCTTCAATTCAGAGTTCAATTTTATCGTACAGGCAAGAGCATCACATTCGCCAAGGTTTTTTAAGTCTTCAAAGCTAATTTCGTATATTTCACCTAAAATCGAGCATTTCATAAAACCTCGAT